GAAGGTTCCTCTAATGTTTTATCTATTTACAGGAATTATGAAGAACAGGACGCACAAAGAAAAAAGAGACAATATTTTGTCCACTATAAGTTTTTACCTGGTTTTAGTTTTTATGGCTTTGGGCTTATCCACATGCTCGGGGGTCTCTCCCGAACTGCCACAGCAGCACTTAGACAACTTCTTGATGCAGGTACACTGTCCAATCTCCCTGCAGGTTTTAAAGCTAGAGGGTTGCGAGTTAAAGACGACGATAATCCACTCCAACCAGGCGAGTTCAGGGATGTAGATGCTCCTGGCGGTAGTTTAAGGGAAGGATTATTACCTTTACCTTATAAAGAACCGAGCCAAACATTATTTCAATTATTAGGTTTTTGTGTAGAAGCAGGATCACGCTTTGCAGCAATAGCTGATCAAAAAGTGGGCGAAGCGGCACAAGCAGGAGCACCAGTTGGTACAACTATGGCGTTAATGGAACGTGGTGCGAGAGTCATGAGTGCTATTCATAAAAGATTGCACTATGCACAAAAAATAGAATTTAAATTATTAGCAAGAATATTTTCTGAATCATTAGGACCAAGGTATCCTTATGAGTTAGGTAATGATCAAATACAAGGTTTAAAACAATCTGACTTTACAGATGATATTGATATTATTCCTGTATCTGATCCAAATATATTCTCTATGTCTCAACGTGTGACGTTGGCACAAACACAATTACAATTAGCTCAAGCCGATCCTGGTGCACACAACATGTATGAAGCATATAGAAGAATGTATCAAGCACTTGGAGTAAAAGATATTGATGTATTATTACCTGTTCCATCAGAACCACAGCCAATGGATCCTGGATTAGAAAATGCATCATCTCTTAAAGGTCAAGGATTAACAGCTTTTAGAGGACAGAATCAATTAGCTCACGTTGATGCACACAGAGCATTTATGTCATCCATGTTGGTTAAAAATAATCCTCAAGTTATGGCTATTTTACAAGCACACATCATGGATCATGTAAGTATTCAAGCCAGAGAAGAAGTAGAAGAAGAAAGTAGACCAGAAATAGAACAAGTTGCTGCTCAATACGGTGGTCAAGTACCAGAAGAATTACAATTACAGATGCAACAACAAATCGAAAGTCAAGTTGCAGAAAAAATTGCTGAAATGATAGACGAAATGTTAGTAGAAGAAGCAGAAGTATTACAAGAAATGGGCGAAGATCCTCTTGTTGGACTAAAACAACAAGAAATTAATCTAAGAGCTCAAGATTTACAGAGAAAATCTATGGTTGATGAGGCAAAAATAGGTATTGATGAACAAAAATTACGTCAAGATGCTCAAATTGCTCAAGATCGAATTGATTCACAAGAAGATATTGCTCAATTACGTGCAAATGTTAATCTAACTAAACAAAAAGAGATAGAGAAAAGTAAAAAAAGACCAAGAACAGTTGACGTAAACAAAAATATCAGGTTTGATAACTAAATGACAGAAGCAGAAGCAAAATTACAAAGTTATTTTGAGCAACTCATGGTGTTCGTAGAAAATACTTCCAAAAGTAGTGAAGATAGTATACTTTTAGCGGGTGCTATGATGAGTGTTTCACGTATTCTTTACTATGATAATTTAAATAAAGAACAAGCAAAACATATTATGGAACAAAACACGTTTGATTTTGTAGAATTAATCAAACCAACAATACACTGAGGTAAATATGGTAAAATATTATAATGGAAAACTTTATCCAAATGCAAAAATGACTTCTTTTCCAAAGAAATACCCTAATGCTAACAAAACTTCTGTTGATTCTACTGCTTCAATAGCAGCAGTTGGACCAACAGTTATTGATAACAAAGGTAGTGGACCAAAAGGACAAACAAGTAAAATGCAGATTAAAAAAGTGCCTTTCAAAGGCGTTTTTTAATCATCTATTTGCAAAAATAGAAAAATAGGGTAGATTAAGCGCTTTAAAAAGGAGGTTTTATGAACCTATTAAAAGATCTATGGGGCCACATTAAAGAGTGGTCGGAATGGAAAATGAAGGACTGGGTCAAGGCCGCTATTGTAGCGATCATTGTTATTTGGATAATTAGCTGGATGACAGGCGGAGCTGTATAATGGCACTAGGGCTACTATCAGGTTTATTGGGCGGTAAAGATGGCGCTTTAAAACAAGTAGCTTCTGTGATCGATTCAATCCATACCTCAGAAGAAGAGAAATTAGATAAAAAGATTTTAATGCAACGTGTCCAACAAAAACTCGCTGAGAAGCAGTTGGATGTCAATGCAAAGGAGGCAGGTCACCGCTCAGTTTTTGTGAGCGGTTGGCGCCCCGCTATCGGATGGGTGGGAGCCTTTGCCTTAATGTTCGAATTCATTCTATCCCCCTGCATAGAATGGTATAGTAAATTTGCAGGATTAAATTTAACAGCTCCTGAAATTCAGACTGGCCCCTTACTAGCAATTGTCACTTCAATGCTCGGTGTAGCGGGAATGAGAAGTTTCGAGAAGGCCAAGGGGTTAACTAAATAGGAGATAGCTATGGCTAATACTAGAAGAATGAATAGACTTGAAGAGCTTGGTCGAGTAGATTCAGAAAAAGCTTACACTAGAAAAGGTAAGAAAAATTTAAAAGCAGAGAAAAAAAGAATTGTAGGAGAATTGAAAAAAAACCGTGGTGGTAGTATGGGTGGAGGAATGAATCCAATGGGTCGTTCAAAAGATCCAACTGTTGAAAGCATTGTTGGTTATAATCCTAATAGACCAAACAGAATGAAAAAAGGTGGTATGTCAAAGGGTTCTAGAGAAGGATCTATTATTAATACAAGAACAGCTTTTAAAAAAGGCGGAGCAATTAAAAGACGTGGTGGCGGAATAGCTAAACGTGGTTTTGGTATTGCTAAATAATGATTAGAAGAAAAAATCGCATAGGATCAGGAGTTAGACAAAGAATTGGAAATGCTGCTGGTTTAAAAGCAAACATTGCTCGTAAGCCTATTGGTGATCCAACAGGCATGGGATTAAAAGGTAAAACTCTTACAGGCGGTGCCATGCAAATAAAAAGAAATGTAGGCAACAAAATAATGGCTGCTAAAAAAGGCGGTTCTACTGTTAATAAAGCAGGGAACTATACTAAACCTGGATTACGTAAACAAATATTTAATCGCATAAAAGCCCAAGCTTCTCATGGAACTGGTGCTGGTCAATGGTCCGCGAGAAAAGCGCAAGCAATGGCAAAAGCTTATAAAAAAGCAGGTGGTGGATACAAATCATAATGGCACTTGCTAAATCACAAAGAAGTTTAAAAGCATGGGGCGATCAAAAGTGGCGAACTAAATCTGGTAAGCCATCAAGTAAAACAGGTGAAAGATATTTACCTAGCGCTGCAATAAAAAGTTTATCTCCGCAAGAATATGCAGCAACAACAAGAGCAAAAAGAAAAGCAAAAAAAGCAGGAAAACAAGTTGCTAAACAACCTAAAAATATTGCTAAAAAGACAAGATCTTTTAGAAAGTTTACATAATGCCATTTCGTTCTAAAAAACAACGCGCATATCTATATGCTAATGAGCCAGAGGTTGCTAAAAGTTGGGCAAAAAAACATGGGAATAAGATTGTAAAAAAGAACAAGGGAGGTTATATAGAGGTTTATCCGAGAGGATTTAGTAGAATGCTCCCGAGTAAAAGACAAAAAACTAAAATATTTATATAAGGAGAAAGAATGTCTGAGGTTTTAAAAAAAAGAATACGTGATCATGAAGGATTTCGTGATACCATTTATCTTGATACCCTAAAAAAGGCTACAATAGGGTACGGCCATCTTGTTACTGACGAAGATGATTTTGAAGAAGGAAGACAATATCCAAAAGAAATATTACTAGCAGTGTTTGAAAAAGATTTTGAAAAAGCAGAAAATGGAGCCAATCAATTATTGGGTCATATATCTGAATTACATATTGAAGCAAAAAATATAGTAACGGAAATGGTGTTTCAACTGGGCACTACAGGGGTTAGAAAATTTAAAAATATGCTTGATGCCCTTGAAGCACGCGATTATCAAAGGGCAAGTCTCGAGATGCTCGACTCACGTTGGCATAAGCAAACAAAAAATCGTTGTGAAAGTTTGGCAAAATTAATGTCTCAATGCGCATAGAAAACTTTTTTACATATTACAAACAACAATTAATAGCTAGACAAGATCAAGTAAAACAAGCTATACTTACAGGATCAGCAAAAGACTGGAGTGAATACAGGTATTTGACAGGTAAGTTACATGCCTTAGAACAAGAAGTACAGGAACTCACGGACCTGCTAAGAAAAACGGAGCTAGAAGATGAATAAAGCAAGTAAGTTAATTGTGCCCAAACACATTTGGGACACAAAAGGACCAGCGGCTGAGAAAAAAGAATTAGAAAAAGTACCTACACCAACAGGGTTTAGAATGGTACTGTATCCCTTAAAACTACAAAGTAAAACATCGGCAGGTTTACACCTAACTGATGAAACTGTAGAGCAGTCACAAGTTGCTACTAATGTTTGTAAAATATTAAAAGTAGGACCTGATTGTTATAAAGATAAAACACGATTTCCAAATGGCGCGTGGGCCAAGGAAGGTAATTGGGTTTTAATTACAAGGTACGCAGGATCTAGAATTAAAATCGAAGGTGGTGAACTAAGAATAGTCAACGATGACGAAATACTGGCTGTCATTGATGATCCAAGAGATATTTTGCCAGCAAACATTTTATAACATGGAGGCACCATGCCAGAAGCAATAACACCAGCATCAGAAAAACTTGTTCCTATAGATACATCAGGGAACGCTGTCGATGTGACGTTAAAAGAAGATAAAAAAGATGATGTAGTAGCTACAACAAACGAAGAATCTCCGATTGTTGAAGTACAAGAAGAACAGTCTACCGAGGTTGTTCAAGAAACAGCACCTCAAGAAAATAAAGAAGAGGATCTAGAAGAGTATAGTGCAGGCGTTAAAAAACGTATTGATAAGCTTACAAAGAAAATGCGTGAAGCAGAGAGACGTGAACAAGCAGCCGTTGACTATGCAAAAAAAGTAAAAGAAGAAAACGATAAGATTAAAAATACAAGCGTTGTTCAAAATGATTCAATGTTAGTAGAGAGAGAAAAAGCTCTCGTTAATCAAAAAGAATTTGCTAAAAGAGCTATGGAAGCTGCTGTTAAAGCACAAGATGTTGAAAAACAAGTAGCTGCTCAACAAGAAATAGCTCGTTTAACTATTGAAGATGAAAGGTTAAAAGTATCTAAAGCTAAAGCTATTCAGCGAAAAGCTCAACTAGAACAAGAACCAAAAGAGGATATTAATCAAACGATTGATAATCAACCTCAGTCTGCACAACCTCAACCTGATCCAAAAGCTGTTGCTTGGGCAGAGAAAAACGATC